GGACACTCAGCAGTTGTCAACGAAACGTTAAGTTCAATATCTACGTGGGTTTGAATATCATACAGATATAGATCCCATTGAGTAGAAGTTCCCGAGTATGCAGAATCAGTTACGCTATGAGAATAAACTCTTGCCTTACCTACAAGTGTTGTACCTGCACCAGTAGCACCTTTTCTTCTGTTGAAAAGACTTACTATGTTTCCACTTGTATTAATACCGACAAATGGAGTACCTGCAACATTATTGATTCTGAGCAGGTTGCCCATTTCAAAGGGAACCAATGAAGTTCCTACTTCTCTTGTATCTCTTGGTTTTTCTACATCAAGAATGGTTGATGATGGGATATCAATGTCATATCCTCTTACATATGCAGTTCCGGGTGAAACCTTATAGCAAAGTAAGTCTTCTGATGGTGTGTTTCCATCTTCCGTTTTTTGGGTTCCTAGATAAACACCCTCATTCGAAATTCTATCGTTGAGGGAATTTAATGCACTAACTTCAAAGTTTTTGAGTGTATAGTCACCAGACTCATCAAAAGTTCTTTTTGCAAAGTAATCTTTGATGATTGAATATACTGACTTATCTTGAAGTTTTTTAATCTCACCGTTATCAATTCTGATGAGTTCTACAAAGTTCTTATCGTCAAAGTCATCAATATCTTTTTTAGAAAGAACTGTACTAATTTTAAATCTATCTGCACCAGGGGCAGCATAGTTTGAGAATCCTCTTGCATTATCATTTAGAGACTCATCATCGTTTGAATTGACAATCTCTTCTAAGATGCTCAGACCAACTCTATATGTTGGTGTGTTTGAATATGGTTCAAGAATAACCAGGGATTCTTTTACATCAACAAAGGTTCCTCTAATAAAATAAACACCAGATCCAAGACCAACCGCAGAACCAGTTGCAGTTGCTTCAAAATCAAGGAGAGTAGCAACAGTGTTGCCTGAGTTTATTGTTGTATTTCCGTATGTCAGGTTGTCCAGAAGGATGAGAAGTTCTCCATCTTCAAAGAACTCGGTCTCAAAGTCTGAACCAGACGTTGAATATTTTACATAAAGCGTAATGTCTTCTACATTGTCATTTGGTGGAAGACTGTAATTCTTAACTGTTGCAACTACACCAGAGGTTTGACCCTCTATTCTCTTTCCTATTAGTTCTTTTAGGTAAAGAGAAACATCAATACCCAAGTGGTCTTGTGTAATCTTTACAGAATAATATCTATCGTCAAAAGTAACAGATCCAGGTATAACCATGGATCCTTCTTTAAAAATATGACTACCAAACGATTCTACTTGATGTTGTAGAATAGACTGTAATGTTGTTAGCTCTCTCGCCTGAATAGGAAATCCTGGTTTAAAAAGGACCTTATAGAAATTCTTATCGACGTTAAAATCGTCGAAATATGGGTTAATGTTAAAATTAGTTTTCTGTGGCATTTTTTAAAATTCCAGGATAATTTTAATATCTTCTTTTTGGCGTGTGTTCCTAGAGATCAGAGGTCTATTATCTAAGTAAACAAGTTCCCCTGAATTTTTATTTATCTCGGGACTAGCAAGTCCATTTGCAAAGTTGACACCCAAGTTGATGACTTTGCTTCCTGTTGGATTTGTACTGACCCCAATAAAACCAGTATCGATGGATGCTGAGAATCCACCAGTTCCACTAATTGGGTTTGTTGAAGATTCAAATGCCAAAACCTTCGATGATGTAGAAATACCGATATAATCAGTTTCATCCAGTGTTCCACTGTTAAAGTACAGAGAACGGTCCTGAATATACTTCAAGACTTTTGTTTCAGTATCATATGAAGCAACGTATCCAACAGCACTACCACCAGTAACAGACTGGGTGATCTTCTCACCAACAGTTGGTGTTCCTGTTATGGATGAGAATTTCAGTGCATATGTTGAAGAGAACTGACTCGATGTGAAGGTTGATGTTGAACCAATAGATGTTGGGTTTTTGATAATACCAACCTGAGCAAACTTAGTATCTGCTGGAAAGTCTCTTGTTGAATCATCAAAACGAGCATATAAGAGAACCTTATCAGTTCCAAGTTCTCTATAAAGGTCATATCCATGACCCTTAGAAGGTGGAATGATGGGTATCAGTTTTGCAAAGTTTCCACTAGCACTACCATTAATAGGACCCAAATCGACTACACCATAAGAATATCCCTTACCACCAGAAGAAACTGTTGTATTGGTTATCTTACCATTTTCAACATCAACAACTACCTTGGCACCAGAACCATCACCTAGAATATTCAGTTCTTGTCCTAGACCACTGGCATAGTTTGCGCCCTGCCTATCAATGTAAACCTTTTTTATCTGGTTCTCATTGATAGATGAATCTCCATTCTCTCTAACTGCTTGTATTTGAGAATCTGTTGATGTTGACCAATTTGAAGGAATAGTGATATACTCTGTTGAGTCGAACTTGATGATGTCGCTTGGAGTTACGCTAAACAAGTACTTCCAAATGTATCCATCACCACTTTCACCTGCTCTTGTTGGTTCTAGGTCAGTAAATGTTGGTTCATCCTGAGATGCATTACCAGTAGTATTAATTCCAGAAGAACCATTGTCAACACAAATGTAAACTTTGTATTGGGAATTCATTACATAGTAGTTTGCATCATACAGTCTTGATGACTGAGTTGATGGTGATGGATTACTTACACTATAATCATGACGATACATCTCATATCTGGTTCCCTTCTCCCAGTCTATCCTTCTTACAACGCGCTTAATATTTGCCGAAGTTACTTTCTTACCAAAAAGAGTGGTATCGGAAGTATGTCCCTGATATTGAATATTGTCAGTTGGGTTTGGAACATTAGTATTCCAAGCAGTAGATCTTCCAAAACCAACTTGCGTTGGATTAGGAAGACCTAAGAAAATATAATATGAGTTAGAATCATTCTCAACAGATTCAACAAAGTTGTTTGCGTTTAGAATTCTAAACTGGTCTGTTACAATTGCAGACATATTATTAGCATTACTAGCGTTTTTCTATATTTATAACTAGATACTCGATAGTCTTCTAATAGCACCTAGGTCTCTTAGACCAAATCCCCTTCTTTGAATGGATGGGTATGTTGACAAACCAGCATCAGCAGTTAAACCAGAGACACCAATAGCAACAGGTGAAGACCCTCTGGCAATACCACTCAGTTTACCCCAAGAGTACCTTCCAACAGGATCAGCACTTGTTCCAGTTACAGCAACACCAACAACATTTGTATTTGAGGAAACGTTACTAATAATTTCAGCATTGGTTCCAAATGTAGTTAAGTCATGAACAATGTAGATATTATCCAGATATGATGTTGAGATAGAAACGATTTCACCATCATTGTTATAAATGGAGGTTAAACCTGTTCCAACACTCGTATTCTTGATGTAAATTGGATAGTTGGTTTGTAGACCAGTAAATGCACTTGGTCCTTGGACAAAGAACTTAATTGCAAGAGGATTGCCAAGTGTTCCTGTTGTAGTCGTAATACCAGTTACGATTCCAGAGAAACCTTCAACCGTGGTTATGTTTGTAACGAGTTCAGATTCAAACTCTGGGAATGATGCAAGAACTTGTGGCGGTTGAGTATAACCAAGACCTGGGTTTACAATGGTTGTAGAGGTTACGGAACCACCAGTAACTGTTAAAGTAGCAGTTGCAGTTGTTCCAACTCCAACACCAATCGCCTTAGGTGCGGCAATCTTAACAGTTGCTGTACCAGAAGTGTAACCAGAACCTGCGTTGACGATAGTTAGTCCAGAAATTGTTCCGCCAGCAGAAACTGTTGCCGTGAATGCTGCCGCAACTGGGTCAGTTCCTTGGACAATCAGACCACTTACACTATCGATGAAGACCGAATAGTTATCTTCTTCATAATCGAAGAACTCTGCGTCATCTACAAATATCTCACCATCAACATCTGCGATATCAGAAATAATCTTTGCAGTTGGATAAATTTGTGCTTCAATGGAGTCTCTTGCCTTAGAAACATAGTCTCCTTGAATAATCCTATCTCTCTTTTGCTTAATCCAAGTTAGAGGTTTGTAATATACTTCATCAATACCAGGTCCAGTGTAGATGTTTGTTTCAATTTTATCCGAACCAGCGAGGACTTCAATGTTTCTAATATTTTGAGTATATGTATCAAT